GACTTGCGCAGAGGCACCCATCCACTTCTGGATGTCACCGTGCATAGACTCAATATCGCGGCCGATCTCGAAGCCGCGCTTGAGCATCGAGAACGCTTTACTGGCGGCACCTATCGCTAAGGTGACTGAAGCTGGGTCCACATCACTTCCTCAAGTGCTGTTCTATATTGTCGAGCTTTTCCATCACTGCCTTAAAGGATTCCTTGACCTCTTTGAACTCACGGTCGTGGGCTTCCTTGGTCGCAGCAATTTGCGCCTTGATGACCGCAATATCTGTCGTGTTCGTCTGCGCCTTGGTGTGCAGTAGCCATACGAATCCGGCCACTGGCGCTATGATCCACTGCATGATGGTGTTAAGCACGTCCATCGGTACGCTCCTTGATTTCATCCATGATGCGGAGAAGCGCGGTAAAGCAGTCGCGAGCCTCGGCAGCCAGTTCACTACGTACACGGTACGCTTTGAGTTCCTCAAGCGCCGCTTTGCGGTCATCCCACACGAGGTGAGAGGTCGGGTACCCTTCAAGGCGCCGTCGCATAATCTCGCCACCCATCAGGTGCGCACCGGTCAGCACGTATGCTGCCCCGGCGATCTTGTCGTCCGTGTCCAGAGACTCGGCGTATGCGTAGGCAGCAGGTACAGGCGTGCTGATGCGCCCCACTTCAGTGATGTCGTCTTCCAGCCGCGCGGTGCGGTGCAGAACCACAGGCAGCGTGGGGTCGATCTTGTGGTGGATGCGCTGGATCGCGTAGAGCCAGTCGCTGTACCAATCCATAGGCGGCTTGCCAGACGCCATGGCAGCGCCCACGGGGTGTTCCTCGCAGGCGTGATGCTGGTCGCGCGTGGCTTCCCAGAGCGGCCTTGTCATGGGGCCTCTGGCCAGTTGATGTCCGTGGGAAAGCCGGCCTGCGCCGTGATGTCCCGCAGCGCTTGGCGGTAGGTAGCCCATGCAGCTTGATCCACGGGAGCGTCCGGGACTTGAGTCCAGTCTGATGCGGCAAGTAGGCCGTTGCGTTGCGCGCGGGCTTGGGCGGCGAGGGCTTCGAGATCAACAGGTGGTGCAACGTAAGGTGCCGCAGTTGCCTTGGCAGCGTTGAAAACCTGTGCGCCGATTGGCTCCACATCATTTGGGTCAGCGGTGAATGGTATCCAGCCGTGAGCGGGGTGCTGAATCTCGCAGTCGATTGTCCCAAAAGCGTTGTATTGTGCGTTGCGGAAGTTCATATCACGCTATCCTAACCCAAAGTGTGAAGACAGTCCTGCTATCGTACTCAAGAACGGTATATGGCCCCATCAACCTCCAAGTGCCTGTAGGCGAGATATTAAAGGGGTTCCACCCGCCATTATTAAAAACTACATACAATAGGCTCGACCCTGCCAAAGTGGTACCGAGGCCTCTAGGGGGTATGTTAAAGCCACTCTCCCCCAAAAGGGCATAACTGTTGACGGCTCCAGCGGGAGGGGCAGTTGCTGTACCAGACGTACCCTGCGGACCCTGCGGACCCTGCACACCTTGTGGGCCCTGCGGACCAGACGTACCCTGCGGACCCTGCGGACCTGTACCCTGCGGACCCTGCGGACCCTGCGGACCAGTTGGGCCGGTCGAACCACCAGTGCCGTTAAGGCCAGATGGACCAGTTGGGCCTGCGGGGCCTGCGACTGTAGAGTTCGCGCCTTGGGGGCCTGTCGGACCTGTCGGACCATTACCGGCTACACCCTGCGGGCCTTGCGAACCAGTGGGGCCAGTTGCGCCGGTAGGGCCACCGCCGGTAGGACCTGTCACACCCGTCGGGCCTTGCGGGCCAGTTGGGCCAGTGGCCCCTGTGCCCGTTGCACCGGTCGAACCTGTCGGACCCGTGGGACCGAACGTACCTTGTGTACCCTGAATACCTTGCGGACCAGTGGGGCCCGCTGCGCCGAGCGCACCGGATGTACCTTGGATACCCTGTGGGCCAGTGGGACCAACCGCACCGAGTGTACCGTCTATGCCCTGCGGGCCGCTTGGGCCGGTCGGACCTGCGAGACCTTGGAGACCACGGGGGCCGGTTGGGCCTTGTGGGCCGACGATCTGGCCAGCATTATTCCAAGCCGAACCGTCCCAGATGTACAGATCACCGGATGCCTGCACGATGATGGCATCGTTAAGTGTGTTGCCTGTAGGCGGCAGGTCACCAACAGTGGCGACCTCGCCAACAAAATTGATCGAGGTACCTTGAGGACCCTCTGAACCAGTCGGTCCGGTGTTACCCTGCGGACCTGTCGGACCTGCTACACCAATCGAACCTGTCGGGCCGCTGAGGCCAGTACTACCCTGAGTACCTTGAATACCTTGAATACCCTGCACGCCTTGCGCACCGGTTGGACCTGTCGGGCCGGCAACCGTAGAAGCACCACCCGCAGCACCTGCGGCTCCGGTCGGACCAGTCGCACCAGTCGAACCCGTTGGGCCCTTGAGGCCGGGTGTACCTGTCGGACCTGTAGGACCAGCGGCAGTTGACGCATCACCCTGCGGACCAGTGGGCCCTGTGGCCCCGTCAGCGCCAGCGGCGCCGGTCAGGCCCTGTGGCCCAGTGGGGCCCTGCGGGCCAACGATTTGCCCGACGTTATCCCACGCTGCGCCATCCCATACGTAGAGGTCGCCATCAGCAGTGACGATGTAAGCGTCGTTGATGACATTGTCGACAGCAGGTAGGTCACCGACAGTGGCGACCTCACCCTTAAATGTGATGGATGTACCCTGCGGGCCTTGCGACCCTGTTGGTCCAGTCGGACCTTGGGTTCCGGTTGGGCCTGTTACACCTTGCGGTCCAGTTGGACCGGCCTGTGTAGAAGCTGCGCCTGTTGGACCAGTAGTACCGATGTCGCCCGTTGGGCCAGTTGGGCCTGTTATGCCGTCGAGTCCAGCGCCGCCCTGCGCACCAGTTGGGCCTACCTCACCCTGAATACCCTGCGCGCCAGTGTCGCCTTGAATACCTTGTATACCCTGCGGGCCAGTGGGGCCGAGTGGGCCCTGCACCGTTGAGTCTGCACCCGTAGGACCAGTAGGGCCCTGCGGGCCGACGATCTGGCCGACGTTGACCCACGCGGCTCCGTCCCAGACGTAGAGGTTACCATCGGCAGTGACGATGTACGCGTCGTTTGCCGCAGCACCAGCAGGCAGATCACCGACGGTGGCGACCTGACCCAGAAAAGAGATGGACGTACCCTGCACACCCTGCGCACCTTGCGGGCCGGTGGGGCCAGCGACAGTCGAGTCAGCGCCTGTGTCGCCTGTGAGGCCCTGCGGACCGGTAGGCCCTTGGATACCCTGCACGCCTTGCACACCTTGGATACCTTGCGGACCAGTCGCGCCCGTGTCGCCTGTGAGGCCAGTAAGGCCTGTGTCGCCAACGGGGCCAACGATCCCGCCATATGGCAGGCTGAGATACGCGTTCACCCCATCCCCGATTTTGAACTGGTTCGTGTCTGTCTCAAGGACAATCTCCCGGTCCGCAAGAACCGGGTTAAACTCAGTCCAACGGCCGAGCGTGTCACCGCGCAGTGCGAAGCCAATCGTGGAGGATGGGGTGATGGGCATTCTCAGGCCGCCTTATCGAGGGAGTAGAACTCCAAGTTACGCTTCAACCGCTCGTCGCCGGGTTCAAGGTCCACTGCGAGCGTGCCGTGCTCGACGGCTTCCTCTTGCTCCCCAAGGTGGTAGGCTGCCAGCGCAAGTAGATCATGCGGCTTTGCCCCCCAGACACTCGGGTCCATCGTATAGACCAAGGCTTTGTCCTTGATCGTCAGCGCCTGTTTAGCACAGTCGTAGCTAAGCTGCCACTGTTCTGTTTTGCGGGCGATGTCGGCCAGCTCGACCCACGGCTCGCGGGTGTTGGGGGCTTCCTTGGTCGCCTTGTCCAGCCAGACTTGCGCTTGTGCTTTGTCGCCCAGTGCCTCATAGGCTTGGGCCATGACACGCATGGCGTAGCACCGCTCGTTCGCCCAGTTGGCGTTCGGGTTTTCGAGGTACTTGTGCAGCGCCACAATGGAGTCGACCCACCGGCGGCTGAACGTCAGCTCGCGGGCGTAATAGAACGCGTTGCGCGGACAGGCCGGGTCTTCCTTCACCGATAGCTCCAGCAGGTCTATGTACTGGCCACGACTCTTGGTTGGATCGGGGTGGTGGCTTACCAGCAGCATGTCAGTGTGGGCGTAGACCTCGTCGATCCGCGCGTCTGGGCGGGGGTACTCGTGGCACGGGTGGTGCCAGTGGTAGCCGTGACGTGCGTGAATCTTCTCATAGAAGAACTCGATGCCTGCGCCCCAGTCGAACTTGTAACGCAGCCGGGTGGTCTCATCCATCTTCCATACGCGCTCGATCTCCTCACGCCAGCCGGGTTCCAGCCGCTCGTCAAGGTCAAGGCTGATACACACGTCGATGTCGCGGGGGATCAGCGCAAGCGCTGCGTCACGGGCTTTGTCGAACCGCCACGGGGTGATGCAGATTTCAGGCACGGTCGCGCCGCACGCGCGGGCGAGCTCGACGGTCTCGTCGGTGCTGCCGGTGTCGGCAATAAGGATCAGGTCCGCATCTTGTGCGGACTCACAGAACTGCTCGACAAACGAAGCCTCGTTCTTGCTGATGGCGTATACGCAGATTTTCATATGTCACTCTCCCGGTTTGGTTGGCCACTCGATGGTGTAGGGGAAGCCCCCTTGGGAGGTTATGTCACGGAGCGCCTGCCGATAGGAAGCCCATTCGGTTGTGATGGTGTTGTCGCTCAGGGCCATCCAGTCACTGTCCGACAGCAGTTGGTTGCGTTTGGCTCTAACTCTTGCAGAGGATGCATTGTAATAATTTTGTTTTTCCTCTGGTGTCTTTTCGACAACCGACCACTCAAGATGCCACTTGTCACCTGCATAGGTGGGCGTGTCTGCTCGAACGGCTCTGTAGGTCGTTTCGTCGATGGATGGGGCGGCACCAACGACCACCTCAAATACCTCATAAGAGGCAAGCATTTCATCAGGTATGCGGCGAGGGAAAGATGTCTGCGGATTGTCTTTGTGCAAGTCTCCAATAGTATAAGGAAACTTTGTG